CTAACTACCATTCGTCCCGATGTACTTAAACGCCTGCACGGCCCGGAAATGACCACCGAACCCGGTTGTTGCGCGGGTGGCTGCCCCGCGTGTAAGCCTCGATTTTTTCATGGATGCTGCGGACCGTGCCTTGTTCGCACCGTACAAACTGGCCCCGGTTTGCTTCCACCTGCCGGAATGCCGGAGCGCACCGCATAGCTGCGGATGCGAGGTATGGAAGAATGTCGGATACTCATGCCCGCAGCGGCCCCGACCGCGCAGATGATACTCACATACTGCGTCCAGGAACTTCGTACCCACGCCGATGCCCTGCCATTCGGGCATAACCACCAGCCGGGTGGCCCGGTAGGATTTTGCGGTAAAGAGCGGCGTGACGGCCAGGTGACAAACGGGCATTCCGTCGATGAACCCGACGAAATACTCGGCAGCCACCGGAGCGGGCAGGTCTAAATAGTAATGTTGCTTAAACAGTCGGGGGAAGACAGTTCCCCGGACTTTATAAATCTGAAGTTCGAGCTGGGGACGGCGTTGAAGGCAGTCACGGTTGTAAAACCGCGCCTCGTTCGTATTGTACACCCAATCGGGCTGTAACCATTCTATAATATCGTGGTGGCAGGATAGCAGGACAATCTGTCCGGATCCGCGACGCCACATCTTGGCAAAGGCCGCCGCTCCTACCTTCGCAATCTGCCGATCGATTACCGACGTGAACTCGTCAACCACGGCACGCTCCGGACGCTCGCATACCAGGCGGGCAAGACCCGCCCGGAACTTCTCGCCGTTGCTCAACACGTTGAACGGCCGCAGCCACGCAGGCACGTCCCCGAGCCCCACGGACGATAACGCACCCGTTACAGCGTTGAAGTCACCGTCCGGGGCAATGCTGTCGATAATCGGCCGGTTGCTGGCCCATCCTGCGTAAAGGTCATAGATCGGCCGGTCGAAGATACGGCTGCCGATGCTGGTCTTGCCGGTTCCGGAGGCGCCGACGATAAGGCCGATCTTCCACTCCATGCCCTCGATGGGCAACTCGACGGTGCGGTGCCAGTCACAGCCGTTCTCGGCGTTAAACAGGCTCTTGACGCGCGCTGCACGGTAACTGCTGAAGTCGCTGCAGCGGTGTTGGATGTCGATCGTCATACCACTACGATTTTCAGGTTAAACCCCTGTGCGAGGAGCTGCTCGTAAACGCGTTGCTGCTCCTCCTGATCCTTGCAGATGACGATGACGCCATGCTGCTCTTTGTACTTAAATTCGCTCATAAAATTGCTGGTTAAAAAATAGTTTGTAAATTTGTACTCTCTTACTTTCCACAACGCAAAACGCCGTAACGCGACCAGATTGCCTCCGGTTGTGCGTTACGGCGCCTTTTTGTTAGTGGAAGGTAAGAGAGTCACTAACAGCCGGGGGCTTTTTCTGCCCCTACTTGGAATACACTTTTTTTCCTGCTACCCAAATGCCGGTAACGAGTTTGCCATTTATATAAATGGCTGACGGCACCTTGCCGCCTATCAATATTTTAGGCATCTTCCGTTGAAATTACAATGTGAGTGGGGTTGGCTGCAGAATAAAATTTGGCCTGCACATCCGTGGAAAAAACAGCATAACGGGCAATGTTTTTGCCCAACCTTTCATCCACAATCTCCCCTGTGTATGAAAGGACAGGGTATTGTCTGAACTGCAGTCCCGGTGTTGTATTTGTACCTGGTCCAAGTTGAATACCACTCCCGCTCACAATAGCCCGATTCCCAATAGCTATGCCTCCTGCATGCCCATGTTCTGAGTCCTGAACCTGTGCACCTTCTCCGATGGCAATGCCGTAGCTATTTTCAACTGTGGCGTTAGGGCCTATAGCAGTACCAGCCCCCGCATTCAAGTCTACTCGCGCATTAGCTCCAATGGCAACAGATGGGTTGAATGTATCGCCCCCGGCATAACTCCTCTCTCCCACGGCCACACTCCCCCGACGTGCAGTCCCAGCCTCCTTGCCAATGGCGACGGTGTAGCTCTGATTGGCGTTCGCCCCATCTCCAATCCCCACGCTGCCGGTAAAAGTCCGGGCGTTTTTACCCAATGCGACATCGGCGGCATCTTTCCAACCTGAGAATTTCGGTTCGGTCTTCAAGTCCTCTATATCGCTTTCGAGGACAACCGTTTCAACTGCGCCGGACGCCGTTAGAACCTCCACCTTTTCATTGGTTTCCAACCGCAGGGGGATACCCGCTGTACCCACCTCTACCTTATAGGTACGCACATCGATCAGGGCGTTCTCAAAATTCCAGTTCGCGGTCGCCACCTCTGACAGACCATTTCCGGAAACGACGTATTTGTTATCCGAAGGTAACCTGTAAGATGTTTTCATCCATCCGCCATTAAACTCATCGTAAATCGGCACCATATTAAAGTTACCCTCGTTATCGACGGACAATATGAAAATGAAATTCCGTTCTCCGGCCTCATCAAAGTTGAACTTCCCCGCCGCAACTGCATAGGTTAAGCTCGTATCTTCGGGTTCAAAATTTATAGCGGCAACCCCCATCCCTTCAAAGTCGGGTAAAATCTCCATATTGGAGAATCTGATCTCTTTGCCCGTCACTTCTACTCCATCGGGGAGTTGTGCCAGGGAGGTGTATACCGCATCCGTTAAAAGGCCGAAAATGTTGTGCACTTCGGGGCCGGTCTCGGCTAAAAGCTGTGTGTCGGCTCGCAGCGGGATGTTGTTGTCCGAGTCGAATTTCACGGTGTGCTCCGTGGCCTCGTCGACATAGCCTTTGCTTGCAAACTCACCGGTGTCGGTCGGCATATAGGACTCGCTCTCATACGCTGCTTTGCCTGCAAATGTGTTGTTGCCCGTCAGGCGGTTGTTGCCCGCGAGCTTCGCCACCTCGGCATCCGCGGCCCTGGTCGGGTCGGTCGGGTGCCGGTGGTCGCCGCGGGCATACTCGTTGGCCACGCCGGGCGTGGCCGTACCATTCACCAACGGTGTGGCATCGGAGGCGGGCACGGTCTGGTCGGGAACCGACACGCCCGTATTTTCCCATGCGGTACCGTTGTAGGCCCATTTTGTGCCGCTTTCAGCACTGTACGCATAGTCCCCGGCATCCGGACTCGCCAGGGCCTCGATCTCGGCGTTGGCGGCGAAATAACCGCGGAAGTGCTCCTTGTTGGCAATATCCTGCCGGATACCTTCTATATCCTGCGCATTCCGGGATATGGCGGTATCCTGCTCGGCCTGCCTGGTGTCGACACTTGCGAACTGTTGCTCATTCGTCGCCTCATGCGCCGTGAGTGCAGCCTCCGTCGCCCCGACCCGCCGTTCGAGCGCTTTGCCGTCGGCATCGGGGTACTTGGTGTCAACCAGATCTTTCACATCACGGATATCGTCCGTCAGACTACCCACGGCCTCGTCGACATATTCTCCGAGTTCGTTCTTCGCGTCGTCTATCGACGTGCCGAGTTCGGCTTTGTCGAGTTTGTCGTCGAGCGCCTCCTGCAGCCCGTCGATGGAGGTTGCGGGTATCTTATCGTCTTTGTGCCAGAATGAGAATATCCACTCCCAAAAGTGCTCCTGCAATGGTTTAAGACCCCTCTTAAACCATTCATATAATTGGTTTCTGCTTGCAACTTTCATAGCTATACGGTTTTAATGATATATGCCAATGTGTAATAGGGCGGCCTGTTTTCGTGCGCCGCTCCGGCACCTGTCGAGCCGCTTGCAAAATCCGATGCGTGGCTGACGTTGGAATCGCCGCTGACGTTGTAATCGTTGGAGCTGATTTGCTTATAGGGCAGTTCTATCCCGCGGCGGCGGACGTTGCCGAAGAAAGCGTGGTTGTGTGCCGGCAATTGGTCTACGGCCAGCGCCACCGCCTTGCTGCCCCCGGTATTGCCGATACTGCCGTAATCCCGGAGCAGGTCGGCATTTGCCGACGATTCGTCGGCCCGCTTGGCATAGTATCCGGCCACGAAGCGCCCCCGCAGATCGGGGGTGCGCACGCCGTTGACCGTCGAGCCGTCGCAGAGGGCGAAGCCCGCAGGAATATCCGCGACAGTCCCGCTCCACATGATGATCCCGCCTTTGGGCATTGCCAGGTTCCGCAGCGCTTCGAGTTCCTTCTTCGTCGCCGAGTTCTCGAGCAGGAATTTGTTGGTCGGGAGCGGCTTAAAATCCGCCCAGGGATATGTCTCCGCATCCTGAAGGTTACGGCCGAATTGCGCCGCGCGAAATGTCCGGGCCTCGTCGTATGTATTGCCGCCGGCCGTGATGCTTGTTTTGGTCGTAACGATGCGGATCATCCCCTGTTTGATGCCGCCGACAAAGGGGAGCACCTCGCCCTCGATGATCAGCGTGCCGTCCCCGATCCGGTCGCCCGTGTCTTCGCATCCGGAGAGGATATAATTGCCTCCGGCCATCTTTGCCCACTCTGCGGCCAGGAGCACCTGCCCCTGTATAAAATCCAATGTTTCGGTGCTCAGGGGGTAGTTCCGCTCCGGGCGGCCCGTGTATTGCGCTTTATTCATAGATGATGGTATAAGTTTTTGAAACTAATTTATAGGTGTTCAGCAGAGCCCTGACCTTGGCGTCATTATTCACGCTGAACACCGCTTTAGGTATTATCACGATAAAACCGCTTACGCCTTCGACGATGGCGCCCTGATCCCACACCAGGGTATCGTCTTCGGCCAGGGTATAGTTCGTAAAGGCGTCGTTTCCCTGCTCGTCCCAGGCATACAGCCATTGTCCCGTGGCCAGGTCCTCTTCGATCCGGATCCGCCCTTCGGCTTCGGGAAACTCCTCATTGAGCATCCGCCGCAGGTGGCACACCTGGCCGTTGCGGCGAATGTGGGTGATATTCGCCTGTCGGTTATTCCAGAAATAGTCGTGCAGGACTACCAGCGGGGCAAAAACGCAGTCCAGCATATAGCGCACCCAGGAGTTTCTCAACCCGGGCAGAAGCCTTATCAGCAGCAGCCGGCGCCAATTAATCAGAAACAGTCTCATAGGGCTTGAATGTCAGCTGCAGGTCCGCATCGTTATAGATTTTATAGTAGCCGCTGGACGGTACCGCCTTGGCGTCGATCGTCTCCCATGCCACACCGTCCTTGCTCGCTTCGGCCGCTTTCAGCTCCGGGATAACGACCCCCTCGATCACCTGAAGGGCGTCGACTAGCGAGGCGTTCCGGTACTCGCCGTTAAAGGGCAGATTTTTGATGAAGGCCCGGATGGTGTCGTGAACGGGCTGCCCGCCGGAGAAGCTCACCCCTTCGTTGTTCATCACCATCGGGTTGTAATAGATGGTCATCGTGAGGCGGAAATGCTCCGCCGGCGCGTTGATATACTCCAGCACCACTCCGGCGTCCTTGCACTCCTTCATATAGCTTTTCAGCCCTTCGAGCTGTTCATCCGGCAATGGGACCCGCTCGCTGCCGGAGTCCGTAGCGACCTTGATATATACAACGCCCGCCTTCTCCACGGCCACGGCATATTTCACGACCCGGGCGCGCTCGATCTCCTCGTCGGCCATCCCCGTGGTATCGTAGTAATCTTCATCCTCGACATGCTCGCGCCCAAGCATAAAGGCTTTGGCCTTGTTTGCATACCACCGCTCGGAGTGGGGTTTAAGCTCGCTGATGAGCTCCGCACATTCCGTTTTGTGGTATCCGAACAGCTGTTCGAGCGCCCAGAAACCGAAGGCGGCTACCGCAAAAAAGATACTTTCGAGGCTGACGGTGGAGAAGTGGGTGTCGAAAGACTCCCCGGCTCCGAAGCCATATCGTTGCCGCATATACTCGCTGGCCATAAACTGGTCAGTCATCTCTCTTTTTATATCCTTGATATCTCTTGCCATACTTAAGTAACGCGTAAAATTTATTGTACCATTCCATCACGATATACCGTCGATCTACAGACAACGTTCCTGCCCACAAAAAGTGCTTAGCACTTAGCTCACAATAAAATCGTATTCAATAGCCCAGAATTCGATACCCTCCTCGAGAGGTGTCTCCAGCTCCGTAGCGGGGAGTATGTTTTTAGCCTTGTAATAATCTACAACCTCCTGATTTACGACATCCTCCGGTGCAACCTCAAGGACCTGTCCCGGTTCTAAAGCGTCTGTTATGGACAGCCCGTTTCTGCTGGCCAGCGGAAAAACGCCCTCCTCACTTCCGCATTCCCGTAAGGCCACATCGAGAAGCGTCTGCCCGGTTTGTACGATAGCTTTCATGAAAGAATCTGTTTGCTCATGGTTGTTTTACATTTGTCAGTTATGATCGTCGCTCCCGCCCCGGTCTCGCTCCGGGATTCAAGTCGTTAGCTTTCCGCGGGATGTGTGTGCCTTTTTCGAGAGTACGACTACCTCGGCATCAGGTAGCTTGCCTATCCTTCACACGCCTCTCGAGAGGGTTCCCCACGCTCCTATCTCTGTCTTTGCAGTTTACTGAGCCGCACACAAGCCTCGAGGTATTCAGATTAAGTTCGACCTATTTTCTCCACAATGTCACGCCGAGGGTCGCCTGCACGAATGCTCCCTCGTTCTTGGAATCCCAGCCTCCGGAAGCTGTCAGGTTCAGCCGGCCGAAGTTCCGCCGCACCTGGCCGCCGATCCACGCGCTGCCGCCCGAGTCTGCATACCAGGCGCCGGCTGCCGGGCCGAGCTCCCACTTATAAGGGTCGCGGATGGTTGTTGTCCGGGTTACTGTTCTATTATACGTTTCGATCCAATCCAGGGTCGGCCCATACTCACCGACTCGCGGGCCGCTCACCTGCGCCCGGTAGGTGCTGTCACCGTATTCTTTTTGCTCGATCGCAACCTGCACATCGATGCTGTCCGCCGCGGATACTACAACCGTGTTGACAATGGTTTCCCCGGGCGCGAACAGAAGCCGGGGGACGCGTGCCGTGACAGTTCCCGCAAGTGTGGTCCCGATCGGCTGCGGCTTCTCGTAGAATACCGTGTCGACGCGCACGATGGTTGTCGTCGCCACCTCGACCGACCGGCGGCCGAGAAAGGCTCCCAGCAGGAAGGAAGCCACCACGATCGCTATGTCTGTCAGGCGTCTCATGTCATCGGAAAGTATTTGCCGCCGCGCATGGTGAGCAGCTGCCGGCGCTGCCCGCCCTGGCGGTTCTTGTAGCCGAGGTGAATCCAGCGCGGCGTTCCGGCAGCGTCCTCGTCCTCGGAGATCATCTGGTCGAACGGTCGGCCCGTCAGGAACTCCCGGCAAAATGCCTTGAACTCCGCCAGCCGGCCGTTTACCGGCACCATGTCGAATGCGAAGCCGACGCTGTGCGCCGATGTATCCGAGCCGCCGACAGCTTTGTTGAGCGCCGGACTCCGGTAGCCGGACGATACGCGGATCGCGGGCGTTCCCCACACCTGCGTTGCGCACCTGACGGCCCATGCTCCCCGCAGCGGGTCGAGCAGCTGCGCCACGGTCATTTCGATATTGGAGCGGTGTTCCGCGCTCGGGGTATTGTCTATGCCTTTTGTCCGGGCGGTCTGGGAGCGCGTCAGCTCCTCCATAGTAAAGTGCTTCATACGGCTTTGGATTCAGAGTAGCAGTAATGCCCGACCCATCCGGCCAGGGCGCAGATGACCCCCACGAGGATGTAACGCGGGAATACGATTCCGAGCACTACGGCCACAGCCGCAACGATGCCCCATATTATCCATTTCTTTTTCATTTTTCGTCTTTTGTTTTGTCCTTGAACATTATATCCTCCAGGGGTACATTGAGGTGCCGCTCGGCCTTATTGACCATAATTCGCTGGAGGGCCCGGGCGATCTTGTTGTCATTTTCCGAGCTCCAGTTCTCCAGGATGCTCCAGCCCTGGTAGAACAGGAAGAACCCCATGACCCAGCGCACGGCCAGGTCGCTCTCCTTGACCACATGAACGTCGACATAGTTTGCCAGCATGATCGCCAGCAGGGCTATGATCATTGTGTACATGATCCGGTATTTGTATTCGCTCTTAAACTTCCCGTCGGCCCTGTCCGGATAGCCCTTGTGGACTCTGCGTGCCAGGCAGTAAGCGGCCCATATATCGACCACCGTGGCTATCAGGCACGGTACGAAAAAAGGGATGGAGGCCTCGAAAGCCACGAGCAGGCCTCCGGCTATGCTGGTCAGGTATTGCAATACCTTCGAGGATACGGCCTCGATGATTTTCCCGAAACGTTCCATCGCCGTTATGCCTTTTCGTTATTGATGAGCGTCTGAAGGCGGTCTTTCATGTTGTCGAGCCTTATCCCGACCCGTTCGAGGGCTATTTCAACCATCTTGCGCGTCTTCTCGGGCTGCACCTTTCCCCGGATCGTCCGGAGCGGGTTGGCCCCGGTCAGGGGGTCATCCTTCAGCTCTCCCTGATTCATCCCCAGCACCATGTATGCGTCCTGCATCATTCTCTCGCCCGTCACGACCGAACCGTTGCGGATCTCGACGTCGTTATCCCCGTTTAACAATATGCCCTTGCTCATCAGTGCGTTATTTTTCCGTTCTCTATGCCCTCCTGTGTCGTCATCTCCAGCTGCTGCCCGGCCCATGCCGCTGCCGCTGTTTTCAGGGCTCCGCCGCCGTCATTGGCAACCACCGCCCAGCCGGAGAACACCGTTTTAAGTGCGTTCAAATCCTTTTCGATCGCATTCAGGCGGGTCGTGAGCGCCGGAGCCTTAACCAGTCCGCCGTTCTTACCCTCGTTTACCGTCACACGATCCGCTGCATATTCCACAAGCTCGACCTTTTCGGCTGCTATCAGGAATGCTGAAACCTCCTGCCCGTCGATGATTCCGATCAGGCACACGGCCCCGGCCGCCGGCTTCGTGTATATCGCCCCCAGTCCCAGCGCTACGTCCAGGTATTCGAGATCGTCCGCCGTGCCCTTGGCCGTCATTGTCCTGGCCTCCCAATCTACCGAGACACACTCCGCATATCGTATCTGCGCCTGCCGCGCCTTTTGCGCCTTCCGCTCAAGGGTTGCGGCCAGTTTATCCAGTTCATCCATTGTTACAATACTTTACTGCCCAGCGTTACAACCTGCCGGATACCGTCGGAGGCGGTGAAGCTCTTGGCGATCTTATCGATGTAGTAGGTCCCTTCACGGCTTTTGTAAAACAGGCTCTTGAAGTCGACCCTCATGCCCAGCTCCGCCCGGGGTATGGCCAGCAGGGTTATGGTTCCGTCGAAGCCCTTGGCCTTGGCCAGCTCGATGATCCGTTTTGCCCGGAGTCGGATCTCCTTCTCGGTCAGGTAGGGCCAGTTGCGGGTCTGCACCGTGCCGTACTTGTCGCCGATCTCGATTTTCAGGTATTTGCCGTTTCGCTGCAGGGAACGGAATTTTACCAGGATCTTCTCGTCGACCTCCTTGACGCGGTTGATGTTGTCGCTCACGCTGTTTTTCTCCAGTACGATGTTGAGCGTCGGGCCATCCAGGGAGTATCCGTCGACCGAGTGCAGCACCTTCCCCACAAAGTAGGTGTACAGCCCGAGTTCCTTCTTCAGGTTCTCCAGGACGTCGATCGGCGCCACGTCCGTATAGCGTACCGTGCCCAGAGCGATATCGGGGCACACGATCTCGTAGCCCGGGGCGATCCTCGTCAGCAGCTGCTTGAGCGTTATGCCGCTGCGGCTTACCGTTACCTGGCCGCGCTTGAGCTTGTACATCTCGTCCTCGCATTTCAGCCGGTAGGGAACGCCATCCTCCACGCCCGATATGTAGCCGATAAACTCGGTGGGCAGCTCACCGGCGCCGTATCCGAATTTTATGACTATGGGGTCTCCGACTTCAAAGAGCTTCAGCTGCTCGAGCTTCGGAAAATCTTTTACGTTACGCGGCAGAATGAGCTCCGCCGTACCCGTAAACTCCTTCCAGCTCTTTTCCGTGTGTATCTCCGAGGCCCGGCGCAGCCCGAAGCCCCGGCGACCCCGGGATTCCGGGAACTGTATGTCTGCAGCCATAGCATAGGTGCTCATAACATATACAGCTCTATCGGTTCATCACTCACGGCCTCGATCTGAAAGGGTATCGCGTCCCAACGCGCCACCACCGGACGGATGGAGATGTCCTCGATAACGATATTGTATATCCCTTTGCGGCGGAATATCGGGCTTTGCACCGCGATCGAGTCGCAGAGCCCTCGCCACTGGATAAGCCGTTCGATTTGCTCGTGTGCGTCTTCCCTCCACCACTCGGTTCTGCTCTTGAGGGCGATGCCCCGGATGGTTATGCGCCAGTCATCCAGGCTGTAAAACTCTTTTACGGTCCCGGAGCCTCCCTGCAGCTTTGTCTTTATGACATCATTGGGTGCCTGGAACTCTACGATCGAAGAGAGGGGCAGCGTAAACTCGGGCATCTGACGCTTCACGATCGCGGCCGTGCGCCGGTCGTAGCTGTTGTACTCTCCCGCCTCGAAAGTGATAGGCGCCATCACCGGCAGCCCGAACTCCGACTTTGTTGCGATCTCCTCCCCGTCGGACTCCTCCGGCAGCAACACGATATCCCGGAACTGCCCCGGCTCGAGCGGCACGTTCTTGCCATAGGGAAAGAATATCGGCGAGTTGATCCCGAATATCTGTCTTATTGCGTCGGCAATAAATAACCCTTGATTTCTGTCCTGTCCCGTCATCGTTATACTGTCGCTAAGCTGTCTGAAAGCCGATTGTTTACCGCCCGGGCCACCTCCTCGGCCATCTCCTTGGTGCCCTTAAATCCGGTGAAATAGTTGTTCACCGTCATGTTGATGGTCTTGCCGCTGCCGGATCCGGAGCGAGTCAGGCCGCTAACCCCGAGCTTACCCGTTGATGTTCCTGTTCCGGGCTTCGTCTTCCCGGAGGTTCCGGATCCCGGGTCACCCGTAACCGGCTGCAGCTGGAAGCTCTGCAACGGCCCGAGGGGCTTGTTCTCCTTTTTTTCCTGGGAGGCCTTCCAGGACTCTTCGCCTTTCATGGCGCCGACCTGGTATGCTCCCTTCAGGTCGCCCATGCTCTGGGCGGCGCTTTTCGCAGCCGCATACCCGCTGATGTCGGCGGCTCCCTCCTTGGCAGCTTCCCAGGCGCCGCTGAAATCGCCCTTGAAGAGTCGGCTTATCGCCTTTCCGAGCGACCCGAGCCCGGAGATGATTCCCTTTATACGGTCTATGACAAATGTCTTCAGGATATTCCCGAAGCCCTTGATGGTCTCCCAGACGCCATATATAACCTTGCGGAAACCCTCGAATTTGCTCCATGCCAGGGCAATTGCGGCAACCAGGGCCATAATGCCGGCAATGATCCAGGTCAGAGGGTTTGCCCAGAAGGCGGCGTTCAGCGCCCACTGTGCAATGGTGAGCCCCCTGATGAAGGTGATCAGCGTCTTTATGCCGGTTGCCGCCGCTGCTATGTTTGCGATCGTAAAGGCTATTGTTCCGAGCCCGACGACAAAGGGCAGGATCCCGCCGGCGACCTCATAGAAACTTATCTTCAGGTCGTTCAACCAGGCGTTGTAGCGGGCCAGCTTCTCGGCGCCGCTCTCCATAATGATGGCGGCGCTCTCGTTGGCCGCGTTGGTTCCGGTGATCGCTCCGGTCATCTCCTCCTGGGCATCGATGCTGTTGAGCAGGATGTTGGCGGCGGCCTCGTTCTCGATGCCGAAAATCTGGGCGATGAGCGTTGCGTCGCCCTGGGCCTTTCGCAGCTCTCGCAGGCGTTCCACGAACGAGCGGCTTTTATCCGACACGATGCTGTAATCTATGCCCAGCTGCTGGAGTTTCTTTTGTGCCCGGCGCGGAATGATGTCGATACCGCCCATCTTTCCGAGGACGTTACGCAGCGAGACACCGGCTTCGGCGCCCACGCGGCCGCCCTGGGCCAAGGCCTGGAGCGCCGCGTTGGTCTCCTCGAAGGAGAGGTGTGCATTTTTGGACGCCACGCCGGCATTCTTCAGCGCTTCGGCCGTGTCGATCACCTCGGAGGCCCCTTCGTTACCGGCCGCGGCCATGACGTGCATCATACGTGTCATTTCGGCCGCTGCAGCTTGAGGGTTGTTCACGTCGACGCCGAACTGCAGCATCGCCGTTGTCAGGGCGTCCATAGCTCCCACGGCATCGCCCCTCATCAGCTTGCTCAGGATGGCGATGTTTTCGCCCATCACAGCAAGAGCGGCGCTGTCGCTCGCGACCCTGGGGCCGAAGCGGGCGATAAGCGCCGAGTAGCTCTCGAGCTGCGAGGCGGCATCGTTGCCGTAAGCTTTGGCCGTGCGGCGGGCGCTCTCTCCGAAGGCCTCCATCTCCTCGTTCGTAGACCGGGTGATGGACTGCATCTCCTTCATCTGGGCTTCGAACGCCAGGCCCGGCTGCATAAGACTCTCAAACTGGCCCGTGAGGTCACGGATAGCGTCGGCGGTGGCTTTGAGATCCATCGCCGAGAGCTTGCGGATCTCGTTGTTGGCGCCGTTGGCCGAGTTGCTTATCTCATCGATAGCATCGGCGGCCTCCCGGCCCGCACTCGTGATCTCCTTAACGGGATCCGATATGCCGTCAACCAGCTCCGTTATCCATTGTGTCGTTACTGTTGCCACTGAAAATCTTGTTTAAAACGTCGTAGAGCGCCTCCGTTACGGCCAGCGTGATAATTTTCTGATCTACTTTCTTCAGGTACTTGTATTTCGCATAGAGGTCGAACCACTCCTGCTCGTCGATCGCCATGGGGTCAACGCCGAAGGTGTGCTGAATGGCAAGATTTATTTGCCTTATGCCGTCCGCCCCGAATGCCTTTTCGGCCTCCTCTATGCCTTGGATAAAAAACCCTGGCCGAGCTTCATCAGCACGCCGAGTTCCTTGAGCAGTCTGCCGTATACCAAGCCGTCGTCGAGCGCCTCCATATCGCCCGCCAGCACCATATTCTTTATGATCAGATCGTTAATTTTTGCAATATCACCGTCCGCCGCGGCCGTCGCCATCAGTAAATCCCGAGAAGGGCGGCGTGCCAGGAACTGGTATTGTTCCGTGTCGTCGATCTTGATGTCCAGGACGTAGATGTGCTTGTGCTTCACCTTCAGGGATTGGTATTCCTCCATCGGGATCTTCAGGTTCTCGATGTCGAAGGACTCGATCACCACGGCCGCGGGAGCGGCCATAGCCACCACGGCCACCGTGCCGGCGATATCGGATTCGGCGGCGAAGGAGCATGCGCAGAAGCATACCGCCATAAGGGCGGCGAGGATCATGTTTTTGATAGTGATTGCTTTCATATTAATTACTGTTTAAATGTGATTTGAATGTTGTTTACAGAATGTTCCAGTCGATATGCGAGACGATCAGCTCGAACTTGGTGGCGATGACCTTGTCGTTCTGTTTCACCTCGACGCTGCGGCCCGTGAACTCGGCATTGCGGATCCGATCCTTGTAGATCTTAGTGAGGTAGTCGTAGCTCACGGCGATGTCGAAAGGAGCGATATCGGTCAGACGCTTGCCGGGGCCAAGCGACAGCTGCAGAGCGTCGGCCTCCTCCTTGATCAGGGTGACGGATGCCGTTGCCGCATAGTTGCCCTCGCCGCGTCCGACGGGGAATCCTCCGGCGCCGTAGACGTTTTCCTTTTCGACCGTATCGCCGTACTCCAGCTCGGTGATCCCCTCCAGGTCCCGGCCCAGCATCGTCGTGGTGATGCTGTTCCACCCGGCAACCTTGCCGAATTTGTTGATAAGTAATGTTTTCAGTGCCATTGTTTAGATAGATTTAGTGTAGCCGAGGTCGATCTCAAACTCATGCACGATGCCGTCGGCGACGATCTGCACCTTGACCTTGAAGGGGCTCGTGCTTACAGCCGCCTGCTTGGGGTCGATGTAGATGTCGAAATCGGCAATATTGCGAGCCGTTTTCATCGTATCGAGCGCCCTGCGTACAAGACCGTCCCAATAAGTGATGGTCGTGTTCTCGATGTACCCTGTCACCGGGTCGGACTTGACCTTGCCGCGAATACGCGGGATGAGCGTCGTCCGGATCAGGCGGGCGGCTTTGTTCCAGATCGAGTTGCGCTCGATATAGCAGTAGTCGCTGTCGGCTGCGGTGCAGGTGTGGGAATCCGAGAAGAAGTAGCCGCCATAGTCGGCGAAGGCGCCGACATAGACGATCCCCAGCTCATCGAGTTTCTTCTGGTCGGAGTTGGAGAGGGTTTCGAAGGCGATGCCGTTCGACAGCGCGGCCGAGAGCCACAGTCCCTGCTTGGTGTCGGTGAGCGTGTAATCCTGCTCGGACTTGCGGGCCCGGGGCTTGACCTCGATATCCACCGAGCCGAGGTTTTCGTGAACCGCCCGAACCATAGGCAGCCCCAGGGCGGACCCGGCGGCGGCTTGCCCGCCATAGGCGGCGTTTCGGGCTGCGATCGCCGGATCCTGCGCCCAGACGGGGGTGATGATCTCGGAATCGAACTCACGGAGGTTCGGGAGTGTCGAGATCGCGCCATCACCCAGGTAGCTGCCCAGACCCTCCGGCAGTACCGCATCGATGTAGATATAGTCCTTGGCCAGGTCGTCGACGAGGAGCTGCATGCCCTGAACAACGGTCTTGATGCTGTCGTCGGCAGTGAGCCCGGCAACGGATATGACGTTGAGCCCCTTTATCGACCGCAGAGCGGTAATAAATCGGGGCAGCGCCTTCAGTTCGCTGACCTTGGTAGCCTTCGGGACCGCAATCAGGTGTATGCGTGTCTCAGGGGAGAGGCGGAACACCTCGCTGATATGATAGTGCGAGAGTTCCCCGTTCGCTTGATCACCGGCAGCCGTGATGCCAAGCGCCTCGGCATCCGTGAGCTGGAGCAGCTCATAGGCTTTGTGCAGCGTGAGTTTGTCGGACTCCGCGGCGCCAATGACCAGGACTGCGACCCGGTCGGAGGTTTCCCCTCCGCCGAGCCCGCCGTCCATCTTATTGATATGTGCACCAATAAAGGTCATAGCTACTGTGCTTTAAGTTCTGCGATTTTCTTCTCACAGGCATCGAGAACCGTCTTACGGTTTTTACCCGCTTTCTCCGTGTCCGAGATCTCCTGCACCGCGTCGACGGTTGCCGCTTCGGCCACCTCGGCGATCAGCACCTCGGCGGACTTCGGAGCCGCCGATGCTTTTTCCGCAACGTCGTCGCGGCGGAAGGCCTCCAGGGCCAACTCTTTGCCGGTGCGGTTTTTCGCCTGGTGATTCCGGGCGTGGACCTCATCGAAGAAGACCTGGCCGTCCGAGGTGATAAAGACCTTTTCGGCGGTCGTGTAGCGGTCGAAGACGCTCTTGGCAACCGTTTTCATCTCTGTTTTATTCATCTTTCAGCTGTTTTTGAGGGTTATACGTTGCCCGACACGATTGCACCGAAGCCGTAGTCGACGATGCGGTCCACCAGGCCGTAGGTTTGCGTGCGGAACTCCGACGTGGGGTCAGCGTTGCGCGTGTCGGTGTGCTCGTCCTTGTAGAGGATCTTCGTCCGCTCCAGGTGGTACACCGCATTGGGAGCGTAGAAGAAGGTCGAGGCCATCTGGTCGCCGGCAACGGCTACCGCGCCTTTGGCTTTCTTCTGCCCGGCGGCCGAGAAGATCGGGGCGAAGTTGTTCTCGAAGAACTTGAAGCCCATCACGCTGCGCACCTTGCCCGTCGCGGGGTCGAAGAAGATATCCTTGTTTCCGAAATACGACGCCGAATCGCGGTCGATGATCAGGTCCGTCGAGTGCTTCGGGTTCAGGATCATGTAGAGCTCGTTGGCGTTGGGGAGGTTCAGGGCCTTCACCATCTCCAGATACTCTACCAGGTTGCGGAAGACCATACGCCGGCGGCCCGTTCCGTCGTTGTCCCCGGTTGTGCGCATCACCGGCATATTCGCCGCGGTGTCGTCGTCGGGGCAGAGCTTCCACATGACATGGTCGCGGATGCCTATCTTGAACGCCTCGGCATGCTTGATGCGGACCTCCGAGCGCTTGTCGTACGGCAGCGCGCGGATCTCGGCGTCATCCACCTCCGTGGGGTCGGTGTCATACTTCTCCCAGGGCACGAAGATCTTTTCGCCGGTCATCTTCTTGGGGGTGAAAGCGGCGGTGTTGCCCACATAAAAGCCGACGTTGTTGATCAGCTTATTGAAGCGCAGGCCGTCGGTCGTGATGGCACGCTGGGGCGCTCCCGGGAGGACGCCCATGAAGTCGTCCTTGTAATTGAGAAACTCCTTGAGGAGCTGAGGGGCAACGTACTGATTCAGCCACTGCCCGGTTGTCGTTGTACTCATTTCTACTTGTTCAGTTTGTTACGTTTCAGAAAATCGTTGTAGAGAGCGTCGTATGCCTCCTGGTCGTTGTCCAGTAAGCCCTGCAGAATCTCGGGGCTCTCATCCTGCAGCTGCTCGAAGGTCTTTCCCGCATAGGTCGCGGGACCGGTCGCCGTTTGCAGACCGCCGGCCGGGTGCTTGATGTCGATCTTCACAACCGGCTGCAGGGAGGCGAGCAATTTCGAGTTACGCTCAAAATTCTCTTCCAGGGCCTCCTCCCAGAATGCGACCATGTCGGCCGTGATGCACTTGCCGTCCAGCGCCGCCTTCACCAGGTCTTTGTTCCGCTTCGTGCGGGCCTCTTTCTCTTTGCGCTCGTTTTCAGCCTGCAGCGCCATCAGGTCGGTCCGGGCCTTACGACCCTGCTCGATCGCGGCGTTGACCTGCTCCTCGGTTGCGTTCTCCGGCAGACCGAGGGTTTTTGCCATCGTTTTTAAATCCATTTCATTTTTTATTTTAATGTTATTAATGGGTACTTTATCCTGGGGACAGCCGCAGGCCACGAGCATCGCCGAGGCCTGGCGGTCTATGTGGATGGGGGCTTTTACGGATGTGATGAAGCCGTTGTCGAGGGCTTCTTTGGCCGTCATCCACCAGTCGCCGGCCTCCCATTGCTTTTTGAGCTCAGCAGTGTCGGTGGCCCGGGCCTCGTAGATTTTGTAAAATTGCGTGTCGGTTTTACGGAGCAGCTCCAGGGCAGCCTCGACCTCGCCGGTGGTGCCGTACCCGCCGCCCCGGACCTGATGGATCATGAACATCCCGTTCTCGGGCATCTCGAAGCTATCGCAGTGCATGGCGATATAAGTGTAGGCGCTGGCCACCAGGGCGCCGCCCTCCCCGGTGATCTTCCCCGTGAAGGAGGATCGCAGGATATTGACTATTTCAGCGGCGTCGAAGCAGGAGCCTCCCGGGCCATTGAGATATATGTGTACATCTTCCACCCCTTGAGCCACAAGACCGTCCACCTGGGAGCGGAATAGCTCGGCGTTTGTATCCCAACCTATTGTGCCGGTTATGCGTATCAATGCCCGGGAGTCCTGCTTCGCAGCGCTGATAGTAAAAGGTATTTTTTCCATTCTTTCTTTTTATGACTTGCCAGTCGCGTTTCCCTTTTGTGTTCAACACAAAAGTGCAGCGTTAATCTTCTGAAAACAAGAAAGTTCGTAAGCCTTACGGATATCTCCGTAACCGTTACGGACTTTCTTTGTTTGCGCGCGCGGATATGGCATATTTGTTATCAAATTATTGCCATGAACAGGAAAAGGAATAGCACAAAGGCAGATTACACAAAGCTGCGCCGGGCCGCTTATGAGTTGATCGTCGAGCAGGGCAAGACCCAGAAGGAGGCGGCCGCAGCGCTGGGCGTCACCGAAGCAACCATCTCCAGCTGGGCGATGGAGGGCGATTGGCGGGGGCTGCGCAAGTCACGTCAGTCGGCGACCAGTACCGCCCGGGAGAACATCATCCGGATCATAAGCCTGCTGTCCGAAAAGCGCCTGGAGCTCGAAGCCGAAATAAGCGAGGCCGCAGATACCGGTGACACGAAGCGCGAACTGGAGCTTCGCGCCGAGGCCAGCAGCATCTCCCTGGATATGGCATATCAGAATAAGGCCCTGGCGGATCTGAACAAGGACAAGGAGGTTACATTGGGGATATTTGTCGATGTCTTCGACGAGATATTCAGCGCTCTGCGCCAACAGGAACCGGCGCTGTTCGAGAAAACGATACCTTTTCAGACGGCCTACCTGCGCCGCAAGAGCAACGAGCTGGGATAATGGCATCACAGAGAAAGCAGGATAAGAAGAAGCTCGATGCCTATCTGGCGCGGCTTGAGATAGCTCAAAAGGCTACCTCCGTGGATCCGTTCGAAGCCCGGGATGCCCAGCAGCGCCGCATCGCCCGGGCGCAGGACGATATCGAGTATATGGTCGAAACCTATCTGCCGCATTATGCCTCGGCGAAGTGTGCGGACTTCCAGATCGACTTTGCGAACGACGTCGCCGGTGACCCACTGTTCAAGGGCTTTGCCGAGTGGGGGCGGGGGCTGGCAAAATCCGTGTGGTGCGACGTCATCATCCCGCTGCATCGATGGATGTGCGGGGAGGACGTATTCTTCTGCCTGATGTCCGACAGCAAGGAGCGCGCCGAGGAGCTGCTCGCGGATATTCAGGCCGAGCTGGAGGGCAACGAGCTCCTGAAGCACGACTTCGGGGAGCAGCGCTGCGAAGGAGACTGGGAGGTGGGTAACTTCAAGACCATAGACCAGCGCTTCATCGGGATGGCTTTCGGTATCAAAAAGAAGGTGCGCGGCATCCGCGTAAAGCAACGCCGGCCGACGATGTGGACCATTGACGACCTGGAGACGCCCGACACGATCTCCAACCACAAGCGTATGCGCAAGCAGGCCGAGATCATCGAGCGCGACGTGATCCCGACGATGACGGGGCCATACCGCCGGCTGCTCTATGCCAACAACCGCTTCGCCCGGGTAATGACGCAGACCATACTCCAGGAGCGCCACCCTTCGTGGAAGGTGCATCAGGTGAAGGCCTACAACAAAGTGACCTACGAACCGGCGTGGAATTACTATTCGCCGGAATACTACAAGCAGCAGGAGATCGACATGGGCATCCCGGCCGCGTATGCCGAGTACCTGCATGAAACGCGCCTCGAGGGCAAGAACTTCAGGGAGGAGGACATTCAGTGGGCGCCCCTGCCGAAGCTGCTCGATTTTAAGATGATCATTGTCCATTGGGATATTGCATATACGGACAACGAGGCAAGCGACTACAATGCGGTGAAGGTGTGGGGCGCGACCGTCGACCGTAAATTTTACCTGATAGACTGTTTTGTCAGGCAGGCAAAGATGCGCCTGCCCTGCAACTGGATGTGCGAGTTCAAAAAGCAGCTGCCCGAGGGCACGAACATCCTGTTTCAGTATGAGTCTCAATTCTGGAACGAGGAGGTGCAGCGTAATATCAATGAGGCGGAGGCGGCCTATGGCGTAACCCTGAACATGATGAAGCGCGCGGTTCCGCACGTTAATAAGTTGGGGCGCATCCTTACGCTGGTGCCATATTATCAAAACTCGCGTATATACTACAACCAGGCGCTCAAAAGTCATAGCGACATGCAGGTGGGCATCATGCAGCTCTGCTCGATCGAGGAGGGAAGCACGGAGCATGACGACAGTCCCGATGCGGATCAGCAGGCGATCTCCGACCTGGAGAAGTACGTGACACCCTTTCAGTCGCGGCCAAGCGGGGAAAAGAGCTGGCGCGCAGGGAAAATGGAGCATAAATACAAATCATTATGAAATACCTGGAGAAAGAAGACCTCGTCGAGGTTATTCAGGAGAGGCTGCTCGACGACAGCCTGCAGCTCGACGACGAGATCCTGGACGGACTGGAGCAGAAAGCCATTGCCTTCGCAATATCGTATATATCCGGCCGCTATAAAACGGATGAGATATTCGGCAGCCCGGTCAAGCGCCACCCGCTGCTGGTGCAGGCCATCGCCATGATCGTAGTTTACAGGGCCGTGCGGCGCAACGCTGCGCGCAAGGTCCCGGAGGATTATAATGAAATATACAAGGAGGCGGTCAAGATCCTCTCCAATGTGCAGAGCAAGGCGCAAACGCTCGACGGCCTGCCGGAGGTCACGGCCGAAGATGGATCGACAACCTCGCTGATGTACGGGAACACGACAAACGACAACTTTTTTATTTAGGATATGGGGATCAGAAACTACATCGATAAAGCCGCCGGCTGGATACTCTCCAGGGCGAGCGATCTGTTCGTAATCGCCGAATATCACAAACGGGCGTCCGGAGGTGCCGTCGACTATAAGCGTCAGTCCGTAGCCCTCTCGAAAAAGGAGATCGACAACTTTATCCGGGCCGTCATGGCCGGAACGGATCCCGAGAACCCCAGGCTCGGGGACTGGATGCGCTTCGTGGAGAATATGCGGCTCGACGGCCACCTTATGAGCTGTGTGGAGAACCGCATTATGCCGGTGCAGTGCGCGCCCTTCAAACTGGTCGACGCGGATAACAACGAGGACACCGAAGCCCAGAAGCTGCTCGAACGCCCCTGGCACCTGGAGATGGTCAACCTGGTATGCTCCCACACCTTCACCGGCGTGAAGCTGATATGTATGTTCGATGTCGGCGAAGACGGCCACCTGGCAAAGGTCGAGGAGGTTCCGCAGTCGAACTTTATCCCCCAAAAGGGGGTTATCCTGGTCGAGGAGTCGGATCAGGACGGGATAAGCTACCGGCAAGGCGCATATCGGAATTATTATTTTCAGGTCGGCGGGGACTGGAACCTCGGCATCTTCTCGCAGCTGGCGATGGTCGTGCTGGCCAAGAAGCTCGGCCTCGGCTCCTGGATGTCCTATATCGATAAATTCGGGGTGCCGCCCCTGTTCGCCATTACGGAACGCATGGACACCCAGCGCCGCGACGAGCTCTTCGCCATGCTGGAGGCCTTTCGGATGAACCACTTTGCCGTGCTGCAGGGCAATGAGAAGATCGAGATCCCCAACGGCTACAATGTCGATGCGCACAACACCTTCAAATCGCTGATGACCGACATCTGCGACAAGGAGATCAGCAAGCGCGTCCTGGGAAGCTCGGGACTCACCGACGAGAAATCCTACGTCGGGGCTGCCGAGGTGCAGGAGCGCATCCTGGAGTACCGCCACAAAGTAGATAAGCTGCTTTATAAATTCTACTTCAACACGGAGATCAAGCCCCGCCTGGTTAAGTTGAGCCCGGTCTATGCTCCCCTTGCGAACCTTTCGTTCGAATACGACGAAAGCGAGACGCTCTCCATGAAGGAGATACTCGAGGCGGTGAAGGGCCTGGCCCCGTATTTCGAGTTCGACGTGGCAGAGTTGGCCAAGATCTCGGGGCTTCCCATCACCAGGCTGCGGGCGACGATCAGCGAAGCCCTCGGCGCCGCAGGCAGCGCCACCGGGAGTGCGGGCGGCACCGAAAAAAAAAAGAATAGCCCGACCGGATTAGCTCCTGCGGTCACGTCGTCGGCCTTTGATTTCGGCAGCGCCCGGCCGCTGTTTGCCGCAACATGGGAAAAGGCTTACGCCGAACTGCTCGAGGGCATCCGTCGCGGAGAGATCAAAGAGGGCGATATCGACAGGGAGTTTATCCTCAAGACATACGACCGGCTCAATAAGGCTGCGGAGCTCGGATATGGCCGCAACTATTACTCCGACAGCATAGCGCGCAACATGCGGGAGAACCTGCTGCGCTTCGCCGCGACGAAAACCTATGTCCAGCAGCAGGAAGTTCGCACCATCCGCAAATCGGCGGCCGACGAGCAGACCTATCGCACCGAAGGGCGCAAATACCTCGAGCGGCAGAATGAGACCTACCTCGACGTGCAGGCTGCGTGGTCCGCACGCTCGGCACAGTCCGCCCGGGAGTACCGTGATTTTGTCCGCGACAGGGATATCTACCCGAATCTCCGCTTCAGAACCATGCGCGACGATCGCGTGAGGCGATCGCACGCCGAGCTCGAGGGGCTGATCCTGAGCATCGACGACCCCCGCCTGGATGAGTATATGCCGCCGCTGGATCCGCGCTGCAGGTGCTGGCTCGAGCAGACCCGGGAGGCCGTCACGGACTTCGACCCGGAATTTGAACCAGACCCGCAGTGGGCGGGGAACCCGGGCAAGACCGGCGTGATCTTCAACGACCGGAACAGCTACAACGAGGCGGTCGAGAACAACGAGGTGCGCTTGAGCATACGCGGCCAGGCAGAGCTCACAAAGGAGTATCTGCCCTACAACCGCGTGATCGAGGCCGGGGAGGCGAAGGTGTATGTCAACGACTTTGCGGATCCTGTGGATCTGGAACAGAATATCCGCGCGGCGGAGAAAATAGCTCGTGAACTGGTAAAGGACGTCTATGTGCGCCATCATCTCGACGGAGGGCTGGTACCCGGGCATAAGAACCCGGAGTTCTCGATCGGCCGCAAATCCGCATACGGCGATCTGAAGACTTACGACGGGGAGAGCATCTTCGGCAACTTCGTCAAGGCGGGAATCAAGAACGCAAACCGGCAGGGTGCTCAATATGTCGTGCTCGATGTCTCGCGCCAGAAAGATCTGTCGACCCTGGGGCAGATACTACGGGGCAGCCTCAAAGACCGCAACCATAATATAGCTCGGGTAATCCTGATCAGAGAGAATAAGGTTGCGGAGATTACACGCAAGCAGATCGACCGGCTCGACTTCTCGGCCATCGAGCCCATGATAACAAATAAGAAGAGACCGTAAACCTTGCGGGCGGTCTCTTCTTGGAGGTACTCAGCCCTTGCAGGCATTGCACCGTTTGATGCAAATATAATGTGAAATCGTGCGAAAACCAAATAAAATACCAAATTTCTCTCTCGCAGCGGAGAAAATCACCAAGGAGCAGGCGCGGATGGTGGCGGTGGAGGCAAAAAAGTTCTTCAAGGAGAGCTTCGTAAAGGAGGGCTTCACCGACCGCAGCTTCGAAGCCTGGAAGAAACGGGTCAGCCCGCTCGGGGGCAAGAAGATCCTGATCGGCGCCGGCAACACGATGAACCTGATGCAGAGCATCCGCACCCTCGAGCAGACAAAACGCAGAGTGCGCACCGGTACCGAGTTGGCATACGCCCAGATCCACAACGAAGGAGGTACGATCACCGTAACCGAGAAGATGAAAAAGTTCTGGTGGGCCAAATATTACGAGTTCGCCGGTAAACTCAAAACCCGCAAGGACGGCACAACGTCCCGGGCCAAGGGCAACCTCCTGGTCAATGCCAAAGCCGAGTACTGCCGGAATATGGCCCTGATGAAAGTCGGCAGCAAGATCCGGATCCCGAAGCGGCGGTTCATCGGGGAGAGCGCCACCCTGATGGCGCAGCTCGATGCATGGCTGCGGGGCGAGATCGAGAAAATGGACTTTTTGAAATAGCTTTAAGTAATGCGTAAAATTTATTATACCATTCCATCACGGTATACCGTTGATCTACAGATAATGTCCCTGCCCACAAAAAGTGCTTAGCACTTAAATACGATTCAAAGACCCTACAATATGGAATACTGGACAGACTTATACGAGGAGCTCGAGGCCCGCATTAACAAGAATATCCCCGAGATAGAACACATCGACCTTTGGCACGAGCAGGTGGGATTCCTCACCTCCGAGCTGCCTTTTGCCACCCCGGCCGTCTTTATCGCCTTCTCGACCATAGCCACGGACGACCGGGGCAAGCTCGTACAGGATTGCGACACCCAGGTCGATATGTATTTGTTCTACGAAACGTTTTCAGATACATATCTCGGCAGCGACAACCGCGAGCGGGCGCTGGCCTACCTGAATACCCTGACGCGATTACACGCCCTGTTTCACGGCAAAAACGGCCTGAACTACTCCAGCATGCGCCGCGTGGCGATGAAAGACGAAGAGAGCGGGGGCGCCGGAAACCTGTATCGCATATCTTTTCAGTGCCTGGTGACGGACTACTCCGCGCAAAAGATGTTTGTCGAAACACAGAACCCCGATGCCGAGCTTGTAATAGAAAAGGGCGGCGCCCCTACTCAAGAGGAGCAACCGCCCTTATACGAGGTCGAGACACGCTAAAAATCGAAGGTTCCCTGTTGGAACTTCGCCAGCTCGGCACGCTTTTTATCGAGTTCCTCCCGTTGCTTATCCAGATCCTTCAACTCTTTTTTGGCATTACGGGCAAGGTATTTCTCGAAAGCCGCCTCGGAAATGAAGTAGCGCTCCTTGATGTGGTTTCGGTATATCCACCTCTGAGACACACCGCGCTTCTTCTCCCGGAGCACGAGCTCCTGGATCTCGATGATCTTCAGCAACAGATTACGCTTGTCGTATGCCATAAAACGCAGTGTAAATTTACATCCGGTTGAAAGAGGGTTCCAGCTTATGCCACACGCCCAGCTCGTTCTTCTCGAAAAAATAGAAGTTTACGGCCGAACCCTCGGTGACGTTGCTCTCCTTGAACAGCTGCATGATCTCCGAATAATCGGGGGAGTTGAACTTACTCTCCAGGTCATAGAGTTTGCTTACGCTCTTATAGTCCAGCTGACCGTATTTGTTACGCTCCAGGAGCGTCATGGCCAGCTGATACATCGGATCGTCCTCACCGTCCTTGCGGTCCTTGATCCAATTGCGGAGGAACTCGATGAGCCGGTCGGCAGCGATATCCGCACGCTCGTCGAAGCGCTTGACCTTATTGCTCTTGACCTCGATCTTGAAGTTCCCGTCCTGGACGGAATAACCCCGCTGGTCATCCGTGCGCAGCTGCCCGTAGTCCTTCAGGATCTCGTAGAACGCCGCGGACTCCCCGACAACGATCGAGTGGAACTCCTGCATAATACGCATCGCGATCTGAAGCTCCCGACGGGTACGCTGGACGAACTCCGAGCGCAGAGACTCATAAGAGGCCCGCTTGTCGTTGGCGGCCGCTTGCTCCTCGGCCCGCTTCTTCTCGAGAAGCTCGGCCAACTGGTCGGCCGACATCTTCTCTAAATTCATTGTCTTTGTCATTGTGTTTTGGTTAAATGTTAGTATTATCTTTAGAGTAGTAATCTCGTTGGGTATGCCGCCATTTCCGCCGAAGGAGCTTTCGTTTCCCGCAGTTCCCGTTCGAACTCCCCGGCCCGTGTTTCGCTTTTGTCGATGGCGATGCGGGTGATGAAACAATGTACTTTGATTCCGGAGGCAGTCTCCCCCTCCCATATCCGGGCCGGGATGCCGTTCAGCGTGACAGTTTTGTCCGTGTTTTCGATCGTTATTTTCATAGCCTACAATTTTAGCAACCAGAATTTAAGCGCCCCGAAGGGGAGTCCGATAGTGAGGTCCCGGTTCTCCGCACGGAGCATAATGGTATCGTCACTGTCCATTCCACGAAAGATACCGTGATATTCATTGCCGTCGTGAAAGATGAGAATAATCCGTGAATCAATGGCGCAGTCCCTTAATTCGTGGTTTTGTTTCAGTTCCGCTTGGTACGGTTTCATGTTTTTCAGGTTATTTTTTCTTGTATAATAAAGTCTATCAGCTTATCCCGCTGCGGCGGTGAAATCAGCTCCAGCAGCCGTGTGAGAGCTTCGACATACTCGAGCCTCAGGGTCAGGGTTGCAGGGACTTCCGGTTTCGGATCGGGCTGTGACATCACATCCGGATCGGGAATCAGATGCTGCCGGCGGGTGTATTTCCGCTTGGGCTTCTCAATTTTCGGGGGGGGGCTTTTCGGTTTCATAACTTCAGGGATAGGGACATCAGTCGAGAAGATTTCTCCACGGTCTTTCATAGGGTTCTATTTATAAGGTCTGCTGTTTATTGCTATTCGAAGAGCGCGGCGCAGGTCCGACACCTGGGAGAGCAGTTTATGCGTTATTTTATCGCTTCTTCGCACCTGCTGCTCTATTTCCCACAGGGCTTTTTGGGTGTCGGCCATCTCACGCTCTAATTTGTCCACACGGCGCTCCAACTCTTCCAGCCGGGAACGCCTCACGAAAATTATTGGAAACTTCATAGAATATAGTTTATTGAGGTTTATAGGCCGCGTAATCGGGCTGATCGAGAATAGCCATGCCATATTCCACGGCCGCGGCGTACTCTATGCGGGCGCCCTGACTTTCGGCCCAGTCGGCCAGCCGGTAAACGGCATCGCTCTCCAGAAGCATCGTGATATCACGGCCCATGTGCTCACTCCAGGGCGCATCCCCGGGGAGACCGTTTTTAAGAGGACTGACGGGCGTATGCCCGGCTGCGATGACTTGCCGCTCCGCCTGTTCGAACTTGGCGGACACCTGATCCGAGGGAAGACCCGAGATCCGGCCGCTGATGTACACTTTCATGATCTTACAGTTCTTACCTCTGTATCTTCTTCCGGCCTTTCAGAATATTGGAAACAGAGTTGGTTCGCCAGATGATTAAACTCGAGACAGTTTTTATTGATCCCGGTTAGCCTTTGAAAAACAGTTGTCGGAACAACATTGCCCAAAGCGTGGAAAAATTGAGTCGCATCCCCTTCTTGGAAGAAGTTGTCACCAACATAATACTCACTATCCTTTTCAAAAAGGAGCTGTAATACTGTTTGAATCCGGACTGCATAAGTCATCCATAATTGTTCTTGTTTTGCCATAGTCTTATTTAGTTTTTGGTTCGTATTTAAATTAGAATAGTTTGTACTGCCGGATTTCGAAGATGCGGGTGTTGATGGCCTTCTTCATAGCTGCCGGGAGTGGATCGTCCTCGGTGTCGAGCGTTAGCAGGAAGCCGAGTGCCCAGAGCTTTGCATCCTGTTCCGTTACGAAGTCGCCCCACTTGCGGCCGGGGTAACAGCCGCCGCCGTGGTTTCCGACATAGAAATCATATCCGACCGTCCTGACACCGTCCTGCTGTCCGATATGTATTTTCGCATGTTCGCGGCCGTTGACATAGACGATTTCGGTCTTGAACTCGCCAGGATGCAGCACGGGGTAATTCTTCCACGGTTGCGGGAGCCGCGCGCGATTATCGACACGCAGGTTCTCGTAGGGGTTCTTTCCCATAGATCAGCAGATCGGGCCGCCATCGAGCGGCATGTAAATAATTTGCTCTCTGTCCGTCTCCGGCCGGGGTACGGGTTTTAGTTCCGGCCGCTGGGGGTTCAGTCCGCCTCGGCGCTTAATTCCGCGAAGTTTCACAGTTAGTGCAGTCAGTTCTACCGGGGTTAGTGCGGCGAACTCCTTCCCGGCAATCCGCTTATCCAGGCAGAAAGAATTAATGCGTGCCCAGTCTGTCGTGTCAATTCCGAGACGCTGCATAGCGTTGAGCGCCGTTGAGCGGCATGCGCGGAGTATGCCCTTCTCATTATACGGCACTTCCATAGCCTCACACATTCTGTTGTACTCCTGCGTCGTCATTTCGCGCAGGCTTGATGTGCGCCCATTGGTAAAGGCGGATACAAACTCCTCCTTCATTTGTTCATTGTGAACCGGAAGGCGGTTCAACAGGACGTAAAATCTTGAATAGTTACCCATAGCTTTACTCTAAAATGATATTCCACAAAGAGCCCTCTCGGACTACATCTACACCATAAGTTTCATCCTGTACGAGCATAATCACCTCGTAATCGCCGGGAAACTCCTCCAGCCTGGTTTTCAATTCCGCTACCGTCATATCTCATTAAGTTTTTGAATGAATTTTTCAAATGCCTGGCATCGGTATTTGCACCCGCCGGGCTTATTCCTGTCACACCCCGTCGGCCCGGCCTGCATAGTAGCGCAAAACGCCTCGCCGATGTTTGATTCGCTCCTCCGCTCTAATTCCTTTAAGCGTTTGAGGTGATGCACGACCGCCTCGAAGAACTCAAGGCTGTTTTTTGCAGCTCGCTTGCTTTGTTGGCTGCGGAGACGCTTGACCTTGTCCATTTGCATTTCAAGGGTTCCACTCGCCATTTTTACACATTGGTCGACGGATAAGACCAGCCCTAAATCTTTTGCTTTCATAATGCTATCTGTTTAAGTAATACTTATATGCTCCCTCCTCCCAAATGGTGAAGTAGGTTCCGGCTCCGTCGACATAGCGGCCGTGGCAATAAGCCCGGAATCCGATTGTGCTGATCTTCACACCCGCGTCGAACTTGAGGTCATTGGCCGGCTTACCCTTCGGGCGGCCCTTGTAGTTCTGCGACACGAAGATGAACGACTTACGCGGGAAGCGATCCAGCAGCAGGGTTTTGATCTTCGCGAAGGTCATCCCGGTATATTGCACCGAGTCGATCACGACGAAGTTCGCACTCTTGGGCTTCGCCAGCCGCTTGGCCAACTCCTCCATCGTTACACCCGTCAGAACCTTGAATCGCCCGGCAACCTCGTACATCTGCAGTCGGATCGTGCGCCTCTTGAACGAGAGGTTCGTGCCCTCCTCCAGGCTGATATATTCGACCCTTCCGAACTCGCAGAGCTTTTTGGCCAGAAGCATCACGAAGGTACTTTTCCCGCTGGTCGACTCGCCGTCGACGAACCACCGTTCGAACCGGGACGGGCGGCCGAAAGCGGCCTCCCATTCCCCCGTGAAGGGGAGTTCCGGGATTTGCAACTTCTCGATCTCTTTCGGTGAATAGGCCCGCATACACTATTCTTCCCCTTTTGTGATCAACGTGTATACACGGCGCAGGCTGCCGTCGCTCCTTCGGGCGATCTGCTTGTAGTCGGCTCCTTCCGGCACGTTGGCCTGGGCGATCATCGCGGCCTGGGCCAGGAGAAACTTGCGCCGCTCCTCTCCGTCGGGCGGCGTGATGGAGTTGTACTTGTCCCCGCAACGAGAGCGGATCTCGGCGAAGCCCACCGTTTTGAACTCCACGCCGCGCTCCAGCTTGGCCCTGAAGCCGTCCGCACCCATCAAATACCACGAGCAGCATCCCTCCGTACCGTTCCAGGCGGCCTTGATCTCCAGGAATGCTTCGTACACCAGGTCGCCGACCTCGTCGAGGATGATCTGCGGGTGATCCAGCGTCCGCAGGTAGAACACCAGGTCGTCGAACACATCGGCGTATTTGCCGACAGAGTTCAGACCGAACTCACGCGAAATGTACCGGAACAGCCGCTGCTTGGTCTTGACCTGCGAGCAATCGACATATACGACGTGCGGGTGGGTTTTGGCGTGATGTTTTGCCGCGACCGTCTTGCCGATATTCGGAATGTCGCAGAACATACCCGACAGGCTGTTCCGGCGGCAGAGTTCGAGCTGCGACGAGAGGTATTCGAACGTAGGCGTTTTCACGACCTTCCATTCCGCACCGTCGTCCAGGCTGACGCCCAGCCGCCGGGCTATGGTCATCCATTTGGCGTCGCTGAGCTTCTGGTCGGTCTTGCCCTTCTTGATCTCGCTGTAGATCGAAGAGGAGATGCCCAGGGCGACGGCGTGTTTCGAGTCGGTTGCATAATTCTGCCGGTTACTGGAAATTGCCAGTACGATCCGGGATTTAATGTCGTTTGAAATCATATCGTAGGGTGTTTGAATTTCGTTCTAAAGGTCCTGTTTCGCCTTCTGCGCATAGTCGATATCGAACTCGAACTCGTCCGGATCCTCCGCCGGGATGACCGGGGCCGCCTCGACCACTTCGGCCTTGTCGGTCGGCATATCGCAGGGAAGCAGCTTCACCTTCTGAATCTTCTCGCGGCGGATCATGGCGTCGAACTGCGCGACGTATTTCGATTGCTCCAGGTAGTTCTGCACGTCCTCCCCGGTCCGCTCGGCCGTAGCTTCGTTATAGAGCCCTATCGGGGCGCACGTTGCGATGAAGTTGTTGCCCTGGTATAAGTACACCTCCGAAACATTGCCTTCGGCGTCGGGCATGTAAAAGGCTTCCACGGCGTAGTCGTTCGGCGCGAGCCGACCGATCAGCTCCGGCGACGGAAGGCCGAACTTCACGCCCCGCACGGTGCAGTACATATTGCGGCGGATCGACGTGCGGGTCCGCTCACCGATGAAGCGGTACAGCAGCGCCTTATCCACAGGCGAGAGATTCGGGTTTTGATTCTCGCAGAGCACCTGCCAGCGCGTGAGCCCGGGATACATGGTCTGATTCGGGTGCAGCTGGTTGTTGTAGGTTGCGATAGCCCGGATATCTTCGGCCACCAGTTGCTCATAGGTGTAGGTCGCCTCCTTGTAGGTGTTGTTGAACTCGTCGTAGATCTTCTCGACTTTCGGACGGTTCGCTTCCAGGCGGGCGTACCAGCGGCCGATGCCGACCTGCGAGCGCTTCTCGACGCCGTACTTCTTCGCCCGGTTGAAATGCTCGGCGCGTTTCTCCTGCGAGTTGCCGGGGTTACACCACCGAACGAACGGGAACACGACGCCCGCGCGCATCAGTCCGTCGGCGAAGTTGCCTACCAGGTGATGCTCGACCTCCACCTCGGCCGGGCAGTTCCAGCCCTGGCGGTCGATCAGCTGGAACATATTGCGGACGCAGTCGAGGAACAGGTCGGCTGTCTTGAGACGGTTGTACGCATAGCCGACCACGCAGCCGCTGGCGACGTCGTAGGCGTAGTAAGCCTTGACGCGGTTCCCGTCGGCCATCTTGCGCGGCAGGTCGCGGTCGTCGAGCGAGACCTTGGAAAACGCCCAACCTGCGGCCTTGCGGTTGTGGTGCGGGCGGTATTCGTTATTGAACTTCCAGGCGCTGTCGTGGTATTTGGCCCGCAAAGCCCGGTTTTTCGGGTTGTTCAGATAGTTGCGGATGGTTGCCTCACTCAACATAATGGGCTCGCCGTTTTTGTCCGTAAAGTCCTCCGGGTCGAACAGTTCCCCGGTTTCGGGGTCGTAAACGTCCAGCTCCCCGCACACGAACTGAAGATACATTTCATGTGTCGTTGTGTTGAAAGGCCGTTCCGGCTGGCAGTCGAGGGAGAGGATCAGCCGCTCGGTTCGGTAGTTGACCCTCCGCGTATTTTGATTCTGAAACTTCCCGGAGATCAGACAGGCATAACCCTCCCGGTTGAACTGGGCAACCTTTTTGCGCAGGCGCAGCGTGCTCTCCGGCAGGGTGTGCCCGTATTCCTGTTTGAAGTAGGCGACAGCAGCCGCCATTTCGTCCCATTGCACCCGGCCGCCGAACTGCGCACGCCGCAGGGACTTGGTGTTCGCCATCAAACGCAGCACCGCGCGGATCGCCGAGGCGTTCACGGTATATTCGTTGACTTTGTCGGCCGGAAGCGGGCTCCCGTTGTCGAACCGGAACGTCGAAAAGAACGTGCGCGCCTCGGCGTCGAGGGTGAAATTCTCCCGGAAACACTCGTGTAATTTCATGGTTGATCCTTCCGGATATATCTCCTTGACCTTTTCCCGGTACTTGCTCGGCAAGCTGTCAACAACAACCAGCGCACGATGGCCCCGGCAGGCCCGACGGGCGACCGTTATCTTGCCACGCGCAGACAGCTGCTTGTAGTTCGACGGGGTCATTACAGCCGTCAGCTCGCCGGCTGTCATGCAAAGTATGTTATTGTAATACTCCATAAATACTGTCGTTTGTTGCTCCCCGTGCCGCTATCGCTGCGGATAAAACCTTTGTTTTCACGGGGATAATCGCTACATTTGCCAACCACTTCAAATTTTGCGATTATGGATACTTATATCCGCTTTACTTTCCATCTTCCGGATCGTGTGTCGCTCGATACCGTTCGCAAAGAGTTCGGAGCTCGTCTAAAGTCATTGAGCCTGCGATACAGAACTGAAAAGAATTTCCAATCCTATCGATGCACACCGAACTCAACCCAATGCCGTTGGGTACTTGACTTTTTAATCCTGCCGCCAGAATTCCAGCGAGACAATCATTTGGAAAAAGTTCGATATCTGAAAGAATCATGCTGGCCTCGGTTGAAGGAGTCGCACCCGGAATGGGGAGACGTAGCCATTTACAGGAATCTGAATAGTTTTCCTCATCTGTCTCACACAATGTCGGCCTGGTGGCGATAAGCTCCTGTTCCGCTTCATGGTAGGCTCTCAAATGCCTCCTTAACGCTGATAAGTGATCGCGTCCCATAGGTTTATGCGTCGATTTGCTGCTTCAGATCGGATATTTTGCGCTCCAGCTCCCCGATCCAGTCGGCGATTTGCTGGCGCACGTAACTACGCTCTCCCCGGTCGAAACGGTCCAGCATTTCCCCGAGGAATTGCAGGTCGCCCCGGTGTCGGTCGCATTGCTCAAGAAGCATGTCGCTCTCGGCGATTTCCACCGCGCGGATGGCATCCTCATGGGGAACTCCGAAGCCCCCGCTCATCTCGATTGTGAGGCTTTCGTTGATGTAGGCTTTCGCCCGTGTGCTTTTCATGATTTTATCGGTTTAGGGTTAATTCGGCAAGGAAGGCGCGACCGTGGCGACAGCTCATGTCGCACGCGTCGTGGAAATAGCAACTTTTGTCGAGGCGCCGCGGACAGGTTGATCGGAAAAGTTCACTAACACGCTCCACTTCGGGTTCGGCAATCTGCCCCGTGAACAGGCGCCCGCCCCGCTGGATGGCCGCAGCTCGTAGCATATTGGCGTGTGAAGAGTTGATCGTATACTTCAATGCACGATCCAGCGTCATGCGCGTGATTTTAAAGGTCCGTACCATTTCAGCTTTCACTGAAACCGGTAATAAGATTTGCTTGGACATACGGTTTATTTGCATTTTTTACTAACTTTGAGGCCGTGATACATTGTAACTGTGTTGCAAATATATACACAAATTGAAAACAAAACAACTGTTTTGTGAAAAATATTTTCATTTTGAAATTAGATGGTATCTAAAACGGACATACTCGGTCGCTTAAAATTGGCATCTAAATCCGAGTCAGATGCCGAATTGGCGCGTTTTCTGGGGATTGCTCCCGCTACGTTGTCAAATTGGAAAGCTCGCGGGAGTCTTGATTATGATCTCGTGTTTTCAAAATGTGAACAACTGAATCTGGATTGGCTATTGACGGGACGAGGCGCCATGTTCCGTGATGAGCAACCAACCGCTACAGCCGAGCCGACCATCATCTATAAGAGTGACCCCAAAGATGCGGCGATCATCGCCGATAAGCAGTTGATAATCGAACGGGATGCGGAACTGATCGCCTCGCTACGGGATAAGATCCGGGAGTTGGAGGCGAAATTATCGAGTAAGTCCGTGGGTTTACATTCTGCCCCTGCTGTGGATACACTGTCGGTCGGGGGCAACCAACCGTCTCGTAAATAACCCTCGTTTCATCGTCCAAACTGGGGGTACATCACATTTTTTACGCTTTTTTGCCCGATTTTCGGCATATATTACCCAAAAACAAGCATTTACGAAATTTTATCTCTGAAAATAACAGGGCAGTTTCCTACCCCTATAACCCTATATTTCGGCATTATATGGCGGATTTAGGGCAGTTTCATGCTTTTTAGAGGGGGGTCAAAATCCGGGATTTGTAACCCCATTACTCAAAAAATGTAACCCCATTATGTAACCCCAATAGTAACCCCAATCGCTTTTTTGCCGTTTTTGGAGAGACACGGCGGAGAAGCTGAAACAGGGCCGTTTTTCCATATTTCGAGAGTTATTTAAACGGCCTTTATACGGGTTCAAATCCCTGTTAGAAGTACTCCGGGGCCATATTACACGAAAAAGGGCGTAAATCGAATGATTTAGCCCCGTAAATGAATTGCAAGCGAAATTCGCCGCCGGAATATGCTGAAGAAATTATACCTCGATTATAGCAAAATGCAAAATTATTGACGTTTCGTTTTGCGCGCCAAAATTTGACAAGCCCTCTTAACTATCTAATAAACAACCGCTTTTATACTATTTCCCGCTACTCGTTATTAATCGTTTCGTTTTGACCCCTATACGGCGTCGGATTCGGCCGAAAAGGACTTTTTTATTCAGAAAATGTAGTAACACACTGATTGTCAAATAAATTACCCCCCCCCGTTGAAAAACTCCAAAAAAATTAACATGTAATATTTTGTTTTTCAGGCAATTATCGCATACATTATAAAAACTGCGAGATTTATGCAATTCTTGCAGTTTTTATTTATTTGTATATCAATTATTTAGTGACTTTGTGTAATAGATTTTATCGGCGCTGATTTTGCTATCGGAAGAAACCGAAAGCCTAACTTTACTATTGTCTAACCCACATATCTTATCACATGAAAAAATTACTTTTATTACTTGTGCTGTGCTGCATCGGAGCCGGAATTTGCTTTGAAGCGTATGCAAATCGGAAACGACCGAAAACCACGTCCGTTTATCTGGAAAAGAAAATGACGGTTAAGGGTCCGCGCAGCGTCATGCCGCCGATTAATGCGGTGCTTTCTCCGGATGGCAACACTATTACGCTTTACTCTCCGGAGAATTGCGACCGGGCATTCGTTACGATCTCCGGCAATGGAACCTATCTTACGGAAATGGTGATTTTCACCGATCAGACTGCGACGCTCGACGTGTCGGACCTCGACTGCGGGGTTTACCTGATTACCGTCGAATATGAAAACGGTACGATTTACACAGGACAGATCGAATTTACAGAATAGATCCGACCAATTTGAGTGAGACTTCCTGCCGCAGATAAATCGTTGGGTAACGATTAATTTATTTATATAGTACGGGTTTCTCCAATTGCAATGGACTCTATTCATTGTATAGTTTCCGTGAAGTAACTTTAATTGAAATAAATTTCAACCAATTTTAACGTATCAATTATGAAGAAAATTTTATTATTGTTTGTGATGGCATTGTATGTGTCATCATGTACACAGGATCTCACACAAAATGAGAACATGCAGCCTCAATCAGATGAAACGACAGCACCGGTTAAGTCAGGAGTCTTACATTTTAACTCTGTTGATGATCTATCCTCCACGATTTCTCAGATGAAAGAGAGACAGGCTTTCGACATCAAACATCTTCCAGCGACCCGCGCTGCAGCTCAAGCGTTGAACGGAGAGTTCGTTTCGCTCCGCCAGCACTTGCTCGATCAAGGTCTTCGAGAGTTTACGGATGTAGAATTGGCTGAAATCGCCGCAGATTCTTTGGAATACGAACCTGAAGACAGCCTCATCGTAGATCCGTACATGACAGCAATTCTCAATGGCGAGCGTGAGGTGCAGGTCGGCGATAAGATTTGTCGCTTCGTTGAGGATGGTATGATGATGTACGATGCTAACGAAAAGGTGCTTTTCGACCCTAATTTGGTGGAACAGAAATTAGCCGTCGAGTCAATGTTCTCATGGTCAAGTTGTTGAAATAGCAGACACAAAGGGAGTTAAGGCGCAATTTGTTAAAGTCGATTATATCAAAGAAGATCTAATCCTTCAAGATCGCGTTATCATTGATGGGGGTAATTCAGGTGGAGGCGGCTTCTCGTCAGTCGGCTCTGGTAATTCAGGAAATAATAGCTCGGTAACGTATAATTATGATGGAAGTATTACGCTGACGAACGGTATGAAGATTCCGAAGGACAGGATTCGCCGCGCAACCTACACGAAAGGTGGCGGCAACGGAAGTTGGCTGGCGCAAGGTCTCTCCGGATGGTTTGGGCTGAATGTAACTATAACGAACAACTACAATAAGCGTCATCGCATGAAATTGCGTATGTACGAACAGGATTATATTATCTACCGAGCTGTAGGTATGACGGTTCGTATGCAAAAACGCACATTAGGCATCTGGTGGCGAAAAAAAGCTCAAGAATTTCGTTATGGATGGTCGGCCATCGAATGTGAATATAAATTCCCGTCTCCGACCTTCATCGACCCTCCTAAAATGCCGAATGGTTTGCCGCAATACAATAAATATCCGACCGGAATGACAAAGAAATTCCCGTTTGCAAACTCCAAAATTGTCCTTTTTCATATTCCGCTTGCAAATTATGATGTTACAACAGGTGATGTGAACGGAGCAATGGCTGCCGGAATGAAGAAATTGGCAAGTAGCATAAATAGTTGGTTCAATGATTCTCAGAACAAGGGACTCTTGAATAATCCTCGCGGATTGTTTACTACTCGTGACGGAGATCGCAAAATCAGAGTAATATTCCCACAAAGCGAAGAGGTGGATTATCACACTGGACGAGAGGTTGTAAGATGGGACAAGCAGTGGTTCTCCGGTAATTTCATGATTGGCTTCAAGTCCAATATGTCCGGAGGTGGATTCCATTATAAGAATTCGAGTTTCTCACCGGCAAAAGATGTATCTATCATTCGAGGGCGCATATACGGAGCCGTCAAATACGACAATCAGTGGCGCGCTTGCGTAATTGAAACAAAATAAGTATATTTCCAGCGTTTATTATTTATCAAGTATGAAAAAGTTAATCTTTGCATTTGCCCTGCTATGTTTCATGCAGGGTAATGCTCAAACCAGCCAATCCACAGTTGCAGATCGTAAGGTTGGCTGTATCGAGGGTGAAATCGGCGGAGGCTTTGCTTTCGGTGCCGACAAACTGAATTTCGACAAGAACAAACTCGGCGCAACATTTTATGCTGAAGTGCGATATAATATACAGCGCGTTCCGTTGGATGTCGGTGTACAGGTAGGAGGGACAATTTTCCACCGAGAGTCCGTCAATGCTGGACAGCTGAAATTCAAGACATGGAACGTGATGGCTGTGACGGATTACAATTTTCGGCGTTATAAGAAAATTTCATTCTTCGCGGGTATCGGTTTGGGTTATGCCTCTTTGGATAATTCGGCTCCGATTACCTTTGATGACTCGCAGCCCAACTGGGGCGGATTCTCGACGGGAACCAAGACGGGGTCTTTCTGTTTCATGCCGCGTATTGGCGTGGAGTTGTTTCACCACCTTCGCGTAACCTTCAATTATAAATTGGAAGAAAAGGCCAACCGGCATTTCAATATTTCCGTAGGAGTTGTATTTGGCGGCGGACGTAAATAGCTTTCTAATAAAAGAGGAAGCCGAAAAACTTTACGAATAGTTAAAAATACAACCCATACGATTATGAAGATTACCAAAATTTGTATTTTTACTATAGTTGCATTTGCAGCTTATGCTTGTGCGAAAAGTGACAGTGTGGATACATCATCCGTCACCCCGGAAACGCTGGTGCCTGTGGAGAATGACGAGATTCAGTGCATCAATGGCACACTGCATTTTTCATCAGGTGAAGTTTGCCTGAACACTTTGGAATCGCTGACTTCGGAAGAATCTCTGCACGCTTTCGAGAAAGCGCATAATTTCACCTCGTGGCGTTCGTTCACGGATAGTATGTTGGATGATATTATCGCCTGTGAAACTCCGGAGGAGTACCAAGCGGTTCTTGAAACCTGCGCAGGCTATCTTAAAATGGATAATGACCGCCTGATGCCTGTTATCACTTCTGTCGGTTATGCCAGCATTGCCGACATTAATGGAGTTTTTTATGTCGGTGATGTCAAACATACCGTGAACGCGGAATCCGTAACTATCGAGAGGACCGATGCAAAAACAAGGGCTGTTGAAGTTGAAGAAATAGGTTATGTTGCGCCTGTATTCGATGAAACCCAGACCAGAGGAGAGATTTCGCAGAAGTATACGGACCGCCGTCGTGAAACAAAAAAGTACAAAGTTTTCTCTCGCACCAACGTATTGCGTCACTCTGTTGTACAAGAGGTAAATGGACAGAAATACTATAACACCTCCTTTGCTATTCAGGTGCATGTTTCGGGACAAAAGAAGAAGACCCTGATAGGATGGAATACCTACAATGACCGCTTTTATATTGAGAATCTGCATTGGGATTTAACCATCGTCGGGAAACGTATTTCTTTCGAAACATACAGAAATAACTATTCGAAAACGGAATCCACAAAGAACCTGTATGCGACCATCGGTTTCGGAAACGGTCAATTCAACATGACCCCTACGGAAGTACCTATGCCGAGCGGATTCAACTGCATTGTACATAGGGCACGAAGCCGTGAGATGGGTAATTGCGGAGTTGTTACGGATATTAATTGCTGCCAAGGAATTTACCTGCCGGTTCCCGAATGTATCTAACTATTCCATATCAAGGAAACAGGGACATAATTCTCTGTTTCCTTGATTATTCCACACTCTAAAATTTATTATGAAAAAGATTCTTTTCTTGCTTGCGTTTGCCATCGGATTCATTTCTTGCAACGATGAAAAACATGTTTGGAGCTTCGAGGACATGTTTTATTTCCTGCATAACGATCCATCGCAGGAGGGCTGGGTTGAACCTGTTACGAAAATAACTGTCGGACCCGGTGCGCAGGTGGATTTATTGGTTACACGCAATGCTTTTGCAGCCAAAGCTCATCCCAAACAGACGGTAAAGGTCGTTGTCGAGGAGAATCTTTCCACGGCAAATCCCGGCGGTGATTTCATTCTCAGCGAGCAGGCTTTCAATTTCAAGAATAAGGATGCCCTGCAACTTCCTTTACGAGTAAATATCAGCGGCGGCACGTCCGGTAAAAAAATCGTGCTACGTCTTGATTACGGCTATTATGACGAATGCAGTCCGGAAAGCCGTAAGGGAGATAAGTTGATAATAAAGATTAAATAAACATGCTGCGCTGCATTTCGGTATTCTTTGTAGTTTTTATCTGCTGGGCCTGCGAGGTCGATTATTCGTTCGGAGAAAAGGATTTTAAGCCCCGCGTGGTTGTCAATGCGTTGATCTCGCCGCAGGAACCCTTTGCGGTACGCCTGCATTGGAGCCGCAGCTACTCGGCTCAAAGCGGGTTCACTCCCGTTGGGGAAGCCGAAATCCGCCTGTACGAAGATAATACCGAGGTTGTGCGCTGTCCGGCCGATCCGGAGGGCACGACCCGAACGACGTTCCGGGCTGCTGCGGGGCGCTTTTACCGTCTTGTCGTGTCGGTCCCCGGCTACGGCGAGTTATCCGCTCGGACGACGATTCCCGAAGCACCCGCAGCCCGCATATCGTTCGCGCACCAAAAGGGATGGTATCGGCATTTCGACATGACGGACCTTACTGCAGGCGTGGATGCCAAAGCTATCTGGCTCCGGGGTACGGAACGGGACAATAACGGAGAAAAAGATATATATGCGTTCTATACGACTTCTGTATTTGTCGATCAGGTGAACGGCGCGAACGACGCCTACGAATCCGACGAAAAAGGAAGCACCATAGATTTCGAATATTTTCTGCGTGTCGCCCGCGAAAATCTCAGCGCAGCATTCCCGCTCCGTTTCTCGGTTTTCGGAGCCGTTGAAAACAGGCACACATTTCAGATTATTGCGGCGTCCGATACCTACGACCGCTATATGCGCTCCCGATATAAACATGAGCTGAATACGGGGGAAAGTGCGCAGGAAAATCCCTTTATCGAGCAGATCACGGTCTACTCGAACATCGACAACGGTATCGGCATCTTCGCCGGATATAACTATTACACGACGCCCGAATTATGAGGAAACTGCTCGCAGGCTGTCTGGCGCTTTGCATTCCCGCCTTACTTACGGCGCAAACTCCCGCCGACAGCATTTCACGCACCGAAGCGATAGATTCGGTAGTCGTCACCGCCCGCAGGCCGTTGATGGTCTACAAGCAGACGGGCAATATCGCCGTGGACATCGAGCAGCTTAAATACGCCCCGCTGTTCGCGGGCGAAAAAGACATATTCAAATTCCTGCAACTACTTCCGGGCGTCTCGGCCGGAAAGGACGGCATGTCGGGGCTGCTGGTACGCGGCGGCAGCAACGACCAAACATTAATTCTTTACGACGACGTACCGATTTACAATCAGGCGCATGCCTACGGCATCCTCTCGATATTCAGCGGCGAAACGGTCCAATCGGCCGAGGTGTCGAAAGGCTTCATATCACCCGCCTACGGCTCCCGGCTCTCGGCCCTGACGCAGATTCGCACACGCGAGGGCGACCGACAAAATCACCGCCAGTCGCTCACGGTGGGAACCTTGTCGTTGGCCGGGACCCTCGACGGGCCTATCAAACGCGATAAGGGTTCCTACCTCATTTCAGCACGTTACTTCTTTCCCGAAGCGGTGCTTGCAATCGTCGATAACGCTGTCCGCTACGGCTTCTACGACGTGACGGGGAAACTGACTTACGACATTCACCGAAATCATACGCTTTCGCTCGGAATCTATTCCGGCGACGACCACATGAAGAACAAGGAAGATCACGCAGAAAACGGGTTCGGCTGGGGCAATACTACGGCATCCCTGCGGCTGGAATCGCGTTGGAATGATAATCTGCGCTCCTCGGTGGTGGCCTACTATACCTACCTGCAAAACCGTCAGGAAACAGAATTTAAAGACGACGGTTTCAGTAATTGGGGCAAAACGACTTTCAAAACCCACGAGTTCGGAGCACGCATGACGTTCGACCAACGGCTTTCGCGTGTCTGGTCGCTGGAATACGGGGCTACGTTTTCGCACCAGCGGTTCGAACCGATGCACACAAAAAGCATCATCAACGGACAGCACAAGGACCGCGGCTATTCTTCCGAGCAGCTTGTTTCGGGGGCGCTGTTCCTGAACAACCGCTTTCAATGGGGAGGCTGGCGGGCCGACGTGGGTGTGCGGGGCGCGGTCTATGACAATTCGGAGCAGACAAAATATGCAGTAGAGCCGCGTGCGCAGCTATCCTATGATTTTGGCCGCGACAATGCGGTCTGGCTTTCGGGGACGATAAATTCACAGGCACTTGTTCAATTCAACCGCTATTACTACTCGATGCCGATCGACTTCTGGACCCCGTTTCGGGACGGCAGGTTACAACACGCATGGCAGGTGTCGCTCGGCGGCCGTGCGAAGCTGCACGAAAACCTGACCCTTTCGGTGGAGGGCTATTACAAACGGATGCGCAACCTGCCGCTGATTTACGACAGCGACGATTACCTGCTCGGCAACGGCGGCTTCATTTACGGCACGGGACGAGCGTTCGGCATTGAAGCAATGCTCCAGTACCAGACCGAACGCCTGAGCCTGACGGCTTCCTATACCTATACCGATTCCCGCCGCCGCTCGGACGGCGTAACCTATCCGTTTGAATATGACGTACCGCACGATTTCAATGCGTTCGTCAGCTACGACGTGGTGAAGCGACCGGGCCGAAAACATACCTTTTCACTCAATGTTGCATGGCGTTCCGGGCTTCCGTATCGCCTGACGAACGAAAGCTATCCGGATACGGACGGTAATCCGATCATCGGCATCACGGCCTATCCCACGATGCGGATGCACAACTATTTCCGCGCCGATGTCAGCTACAACATGGAGCGCTGCAAGCGCAACGGCGTGCGCAACTGGCAGTTCTCGATCATCAACGCCACATGGCACAAAAACCCCGTAAGCATTTATCCTTACCGGGGCAGCTATAAGGCAACGGTGCTAATACCTATCATGCCGTCGGTTTCATATACCCGCACGTTCGGAAAATGATCGTGTCCACAATATTCAAAACGCCAATTTCCAAACCTCAAAATAACTTTTAACCCTTAAAATTTTGTCTTATGAAAAAAAAACGATCTTCACCATTCTGTTTGTTCTTTCAGTTACGATTAACTGCTTGGCCCAAATGACCTATAAGGACGGCAAACTCACCGTAGGACGAGGTATGTATAAAACCTATACGACGAGTTGGGCGGGATGGGCGCACTATTGGGGGTCCACGGACCAAAACGGTATCAAAATGCACATTCATGCAGCCGATCCCCGTATGTCTACTACAACCAATAAACTTGTGTTTTTGGATAGCGACAGGTCCTTGTATATCGACCTTTATTGCCGCACGATGTATCAGACTTCGGATGAAAAACTGAAAACCAATATTCGCTCATTGAAAACGACACCCGTTTCCCGGTCTGCTTTTTCCATTAACATAGCGACTGCACAATCTAACCCGTCAACGAATATGGTGCTGAAATTGAATCCCGTGAAATATCATTGGAGGGATGAAAGCGAATACGAAAGATTCAATATTCGTCCAGTGCAAAGCGGTGTGGAGGAATACGGTTTTTTGGCGCAGGAATTAGAAGCTATCATTCCCGGAGCAGTCGCCATGACAGAAGAGGGTGACCGTCTTGTCAATTATTCCGCCCTTATCCCGATTCTGACGGGCGCCATTCAGGAATTAACCGCGCGCGTCGCTGCATTGGAAAGTCAATTAAAAGCCGCCGGGAAATAGGAAATCATTGAATTTTGACGGAATTACATAAAACTGTTTTATGAAGAAAATATATTCGGTGATATTATTATTGGCTGTGATGCTGTCCTCTTGTACCAAAGACGAAACAGACATTATGACCGATGATAATTCCAACGCGCCGGCACTCGCAAAAACCCGTTCGGATGGAAGTGATATGGTAGAATATGAACTTTTACCGAATCCGTACACGGTTGATGTCATACAGGGTGTTTACGATTCGTATAATGTTTCTAAAACTATTGAACCGACGGATTTGTACGTCAGATTCTTACCGCAGGACAGTTTACAACTTATTGCCCTGAAAAACGATTATGACCTCGAACTGTTCGACTATCCGCTCAATATCGAACTTCCGGAAGATGCGGTTTATCAAGACCCGACTATTCCGGAGGGTAGTTTTACTTGGTTGTATACAACCGTAAAGCCAGACTTCGCATTTCCCAAAGAAATACCTTATGAGGTGATTGAAGAATGCTATATTCCGGCAGAAGATGAAACAATCTCACCCACTCGCGGGGGTATTATAAATGTGGAGGAAGCTGCTTTTTTAAGTCTTGGATACCCCCTTGAAGAACAGGAACCGGAAACTCGCGGAAAACGCAGACCGGAGGGAACTATCAGAGTTTACGATGATTATGCAGGTGCTTTTGTTCCGGTAAAAGGAGTTAAAATCAGATGCCGTGTCCCGTCCTGA